TTTAGAAGCAATAGAATTTATTGATAAAATTTTAAAAAAATTAAAGGTTGAAAAGGTCTTTTTCGGGTATGACTATAAATATGGTGTAAAAGGTTCGGGCACACCAGAAATGATTCTAGATTCTGGAATAAAGGTTAGTATTCACGAAAAGGAAGAGATAGAGCATCATAAGATATCAACAACAACTTTAAAAAGCTTTGTTACAAATAATGATTTTGTTTCATATATTAAATTTTCAGGTAGAGCATATTCTATTGCTGGTACAGTAATAAAAGGTAAACAATTAGGTAGAACAATTAGTTTTCCAACAGCTAATCTAGATTTAACAGAAAATTATTTATTACCAAAAACGAACGGAGTTTATCTTACTAAAACTATGGTTGGTAAAAAAATATATAAATCATTAACAAATATAGGATATAATCCAACTGTATCAGGCATTAAAGATAAAAAATCTATAGAGACTCATATTTTAGATTTTGATGAAGATATTTATGGAGAAGAAATAGAAGTATATTTTTATGAGTTTCTCCGACCTGAAAAAAAATTCGATAGTTTTAATCGTTTAAAAGAACAACTGCAAATAGATAAGGATGTTTGTGAAAAAAAGATATTTTAAAATTTTTCCACTTGAAATTAATAAAAAAATAGTGTACAATAACTAAAGTTCCTTATTCGTGGTCTAGAAACACTCCAGATTCTATACTAGGATTAAGGGGAAAATAAAATTATATGGAGGAAATTGCAATGGCAGCAATTAGTCAAGAAAGAAAACAAGAAATTATCGCTAAATATCGTACTCATGAATCAGATACTGGTTCTCCAGAAGTACAAATCGCAGTATTAACTGCAGAAATTGATGCTTTAACTGAGCACTTAAACACTCATAAAAAAGATCACGCAGGTCGTCGTGGATTACTTAAAAAAGTTTTCCGTCGTCGTCACTTACTAGACTATTTAATTAAAAAAGATATCCAAAGATACCGTGAATTAATTAAATCGTTAGGATTAAGAAGATAATTTTTTAAATACTTATAGGAAAGCCGTTTGAGACACTTCGGCTTTCCTTTTTTTATCGATTGTAACGGAATTGTAACGACTTTTATTACATCTCCATATATTTAGCAAAATCATTACCTAAATTATCTTTTTGTAATTGTGTAACGTGTGTGTAGATATTCATTGTTGTTTGTATATCTGAATGGCCTAATCTATGTTGCACAGCTTTAATGCTCATATTACCACTTTCAAAGAGTAAAGAGGCGTGTGTGTGTCTAAATCCATGTATTTTTATTAATTTAAAATTATTTTCTTTACATATTTTCTTAAAAGTATAATTTGGAAAAAATATCCACTTATGATCATTATCTTTATTAGCAAAAATTAGTTGTTTACTTTTTGGAGTTATTCCCATTTTAAGAAATTCTTCCAGTTGTTTTATTTTCCAACGTTTTAATATTTTTAAAGTAGTTTCGTCTACTGAGATAACTCTAATACTGCTTTGACTTTTTGGAGTTTGGACTATTACTTTTTCTCTAGTGCTTGCCAGTGTTTTATCTATAGAAATGGTGCTATCTGAAAAGTTTATATCATCCCATGTTAACGCTAGAATTTCCCCTTTTCTTGCTCCAGTGTATGCAAATAGTCTAAATAAAGTAAGCCATTCTAAGTTGTTATAACTTTCCACTATTTCAAAGAATTGTTTTAATTCTTCTTTTGTGTAATATAGTTCAGTGTCATCTATTTTTACTTCTTTACGTTTTGGAAGTGTGACATGGCTCATAGGATTAGTATTAATAATTTGCATTCTAACACCATATCGTAGTATTAAAGATGTGTATGTGCGTAATTTCTTTATGTGACTATAAGAAAAATTAGCATACTTGTTTATTATTCTTTGACAATAAACCATTGTTATTTTTTTGACTTTTATATTTTGGAAATCAGCTAGAATTGTTTGTAATATTGTTTCAATGACATATAAACTACTAGGTTTAACTGTGTCTTTATAACTTGCATACCACATCTGGTAAAGTTCATTAAACGTTATATCTACTGAATTAATGTAATTGTTATTATCGTATTCAGTTCTTAATTTTGATATATAAATCTCAGCTTCGCGCTTTGTCTTAAATCCTGCTTTTGATTTTCTTATTTCTTTACCAGTGAGTGGATCTATTCCAATGTAAATATTTCGAAATTTATAAAATTTCTTTCCGTTTTTTTCGTATTGTTTAATCATTTTTCATCATTTCCTTTCTATCTAGCACATATCAAAGAAATTAATGATTGAATTGTTAATATGTATATGTTATAATATACATAATTATCTTAGGATCTTTTAAGAGTCACATTTTTATATGACGATATAAAAGTGCTTAAAATAGTCCTACTGGTTTAAACGGCCAATAACTCTCTAACTCTTGGCGGGGTGCAGGGAGTTTTTTTATTGTAAATTTGATATTTTATCAAAAAATGATATTATTTCTTTTGCATTCATTACCAATGCTTTATATGTATAAGTGTCTTTTTTAATAGGTTTAGACAGTAGATTTATTTCATAAGTGCCTTCATTAAGCCCTTTAACTTTAAACTCTATTTTTATTTCAGTAGCATGATCTTCTATTTTCTTTTTACCTGTCAGACCTCCTACTATCATTCCTGCACCCCCTAACAATATACCACCTGCAGCTGCACGTTTAAGAGAAACTCCACCTTGAGTTATAGTCTGCCCATTTTCAATAAGATTATAATCCACTAATTCATCAAATTTGAATACTTTGAAAAAATCACTATCTATTTTGAAAGACTCTGTTATTTCATCAACTGATAATCCAATATATGATTTTGTTTTCTTAAATTCATTCTTTCTTCTTTTATTTTCTTCTTTTATGGTTTGTTTACGTTCTTTTAACTCTAATTCTTTTTGTTTACGTTCTTGTTTAATTCTTTCTTTTTCGGGATCCTTTTTAAAAAACATAATGTTATTCTCCTTTAAATTTTTGTGGTGGTACTTTAACCATAGTGGATAGCTAAGGCTAGCTATCTTAAAATTAATATTTCTGTCTATTTTCTACGACTTTTCCCAAAATAACAACGGGTAATTCATTTATTTCTTCATGAGAAAAGAACATAGGAGAGTATTTTGTATTAGTAGATATTAACATGATACCATTACTTGTTTTTTCTAATTTCTTGCAAGTTGCCTCATCTCCGTTAATTAAGACAATTACTGTATCGCCACTATCGGCACTAGATTGTTGTCTTACTATCACAACGTCACCACTTTGCATACGAGGCTCCATACTATCACCTTTAATTTTTAAAGCAAAAAATTCACCTTGATTAGCCCACAATTGTGGTATTTCTTCGTAATCCAATATATCCTCAACAGCTGTTATTGGGACACCTGCTGGAACACTTCCCAGAACTGGTATTTTAATTCCTTGTGATATAGTTATATTACTTTTTTCCTCAATCAAATCAGATTTTTCTATTTTAAAATAATCAGCTAATAATTGTATTTTTCCCATGCGTGGAATTGCTTTTCCTTGTATCCACGTATTAAAAGTTTGAGGGGATACATTTATTCTTTTTGCAATTTCACTTTGCGGCAATTTACTACCATTAACCAATCTAGTTAAATTCTCAGCAAAAATTTCTCTTTGGTCTTTAGTCATATTAATCAACTCCTTTCTTATAGTATATCAATTTTCTTTTTAAAAAACAATACAAGAAGTAAAATTTTTTTTGATTTTAGTATTGACATCAAATTTAATTTGATATATAATTATAATTGTCAAAAGAAGAAAGGAGGGAACGATTTGAAAAAACTTGAAATTTCGTTGAGTGCAGCTAGAGAAAATGCAAAGCTAACTCAAGAAGAAGTTGCCCAAAAGCTTAGAGTAACTAAACAAACGGTGGTTAACTGGGAAAAAGGCAGACAAGAACCGACTGTTAACAGAGCAAAAGAATTAAGCGAATTATACAAAATTCCACTAGACAATATAAGATTTTAATATTTTTTTGTGAACTATATCAAATTTAATTTGATGTTGATTGAAAATATACAGAAAGGAGAAACAAATGAGGATTAAAACAAAAATAGCACTAACATTAGCGACATTCGGAGTAGTAACTAAAGTAGTGCTAAATACTAAACACTTTCTAACGGTTTATGAAGAAAACAGTAAATTATATGCTGAATCTTGGTTGCAGTTAGATGTGTTTAATAGAAGTTATTGTTTTTCAAAAAATAAAAAGGAAATTATTTTTTAACCCATTTATTCCCTGATTTTTGAGTAGGTGGTAGACGGTCGCCTTGGTCTATGCGAACAGTTCTACCTTTGTGAACAGAACCACCTATAGGTCCTACTTCTTTATATGTACCTGCTGGTTTGTTATCTGTTCCAGGTTTGATTAATTCTTTAACCATTATAATTCACCTCCTTTGAGGTAATTATATCATAAAACAGAAAGGAGACTATATGAATATTTCTAAAAAGATAACAACTGATCTAAGTGGAAAAATTATTTCAATTGAATATAAAGAAATAGAAACTGATGATATTTTTTTATCGAAAGATGAAGAACCAATTAGAAACGAGATAATCAATATATTAGCAAAACATAACTTACCTTATTGGAAAGCTAAGCTTATATTAGAAAGAACTACAGCATTCCTAGATAAAGAAGCTGTAGTACAAAATATTATTTAAAATTACTAATCAAAGTGATAGCAGATTCTCTGATAGCTTTAACTTCATCACTAGTATTATCAGGATGTGAACCTGTAGAAAAAAGTAAACTTTCAGAAATATTAGTTTTTAATGTTTCTTCTAACACAGTAATTTTTCCTAATTGATCTTTATATTTCAGTGTGAGTTTTACGTCGTCTTTAAACTCTGGATGAAGATTAGTAGAAAATTTTTGATTAGGAGCAATAATACTACCAACTACTGATTTCATTTGTAATTTATTATTTAAACTATCTAACTCTGTATGAAACGTGAGTTCTAGTATTCTTGCAGGAGTTTTTCCAAAGTTTTTTATTGTCAAATTCTTTTGGAAGTTTAACCCGTAAATAGTCTCTATATACGGGACAACATATGGCTTAGAAGAGTTGTATATAGATTTTTTAGTTTGATATAAGCTTAAGCTAGAAATTATTACTGATATTAGCGATATAGCTATTGGAATAATAATTATTAAATAATCGAATGTTGTTCGTTGCACATAATTCACCTCCTTTCATCGTTATTATACTATGAAAGTTAGATGTAAGGTGATGAAAATAAAAAAGAAAGGAGTGATTAATATGTTCTCTAGTGATTTTATTGACAAACTTATCGACACAATCGCGGAGAAAGTTTATCAAATTTTAAAAGAAAAGTTAGTTCTTGATAGAAGATTTAACCAAAAAGAACTCTGCAGAGAGTTAAATATAGGGCAAGATACCTTAGCTGAACTTAATATTCGAGGACTTAGACCTACTAAAGTGGGTAGACAGTATATCTATCTTGAAAGTGAAGTAAATAAGTTTTTAAAAGAAAATACAATTTAAATTTAAGAGATCTAGCACATATCAAAGAAATTAAAGAAAGGAGCATAAACAATGGAAATAAAGAAATTATTTTTCTTAGATGATACTTACCTAGAAAATTGTACTTTATCTCACGACGTACCGAAAGAAATAACTGAAATATCAAATAGTTTCGTGAAAATAACTACTGATAAATCAACTATTCAATATGTAAATTTAGATTACATACAGATGATAATTCCGAAAAAAGAAAAATTCAACGTAATAAGGAGCACAAGCAATGATTAAACACTTACAAAAAAGAACGCTTAATCTTATCTATTGGACATTTACAATTATTTTCCTTTGTGCATTAGCAATGACAAAAATTGAGTTTGAACAACTGTTCGCGGTCTACATTTTTGTAACTGCTAGTGTATGGTGCGGGTTTGATAAAAGATACGACAAATATTTTGAATAGGAGGTAAAAATTGAATAAATACGAATTACATAACAAATTAATAGAATTACAAGAACTGCAAAGGAAAGTTGATAGTCATATCAAAATTTGGAATAGAACTCACATAAAAACTGCTTTATGTGAAGAATTTCACGAATGGTACAACGCTATAGGATTTTTCAAAGATTGGAAACAAAATAAAACACCAAAAGAAAAACAACTTGATGAAATAGCTGACTGTTTAGCATTTGCACTATCTCTAATGAATGATGATAAGTGTGTATATAGCATTGATAGATGTGCTTTTGTGCTAAAACGTATTGAAAATAAAGGTCATAAAAAAGCTATGATCAATGAAATTGAAACAGGATACTTATTTAATAAACAAGTTGGAAATACAGTATACATACAATCAACAGAGTTTGCTATTGAGTTAATCTTGGATATTGCAATGATTTATTATTCTTTAGAAGAATTGTTTGATGCATACATTAAAAAATCAATGATTAATATTCAAAGGCAAAAAGAGGGGTATTAAAAAAGCAGCCGTTAAAAAATAAACGACTACTAAATTAAAAATTCAATTATAAAATAACACAAAAAAGGAGAAATTGCAAGTGACAGAAAATAAAGTTAAAGATCCACAACACTATAAATACCCTTTTGGAGATTTTATTGATGTTATCCAGCAAACAGTAGATGACTTCGGCAGTGTATGTCAAGCCAATATATTGAAATACGGAATTAGAGCAAATAAGAAACACGAAAGTCCAAAAGACGATATACAGAAAACCATTAGATATGGAGAATTTTGGCTTAATCATTTAGACGGCAAGCCTGCAAGCAGTCCAAGGGTTGAAGAAATAGCAACCATAGACAAGTTAAAAGATATGTTAAATGAAGATTTATCAGTT